ATCGTGCGTATCGGCTCTTATGTATAAACTGTTGATACTGATCCATTAGCTATATATCCTTAAATGTAATTGCTTTGAAGCATTGTAAGTAAAAGTCTTTTATCTCATCTCTCTCTTGCCAGAGAATTAAAGCTGGAACATAGACTGGTGAAACAATTAAACTTATTAAACCTAAACCAAAGTATTTAAGTTTCTTTTTCATTACTATTCCTCCATATCAAATTCAAATGTTTCATCAAATCCGTTCATTATGTAACGATGGATATGTTCTTTAAGGGCATCGCCGTATGGTTCGTCAGTGTGCTTGTGCGCTCTGGCCCACCCTGCGTCTATACCTTCTTCAACTATTCGTTCTATAAGTGAGTACATTTTAACTTTCATCTCGATACTCCATCTTCAAACGGGATTACGTACCCAGCTCCTCTAAGGAACTGCTCAAAAGCATCTCGCATTTCATCTAGTTTCACATCTCTCTCGTGTATTGTGTAGGTGACCGTTGCATTAGGTGATGACCCATACTCACAATGGTATGGATAGCTAATAAACTCAAAGCGCTTAGTTTCCATAATTATTCTCGAACTCCACTGTTTCTGTTAGTTTCCTCAAATACCACTGAGCTTTCTGTAAGTCCTCTACCTGCTTTCCTTTGTAGTCATACCGCCAAAGGTACTTCATGCAGTTACCCTTGAGGTAGCCTTTAAAAGCTACACTAGACATGGACTCTTCAATGGCTTCAATACACTCTATGTTGCCTGTGTTGTAGTGTCTAGGAGAGCCTACCATGTCTTCTTCTTCTTTCTCTGCTTCTGCTGCGTAGCTCTTTAGTGCGTTTGTTAGTGGATTGTTCTCAATAGGTGGATGCTCCATACGTAGCGCGTCCCACATTTCTGGTGTTGCGTTATTAATACTCATCTTTAAAATCCTCTTGAAACTCTGCCAATCTATCGTTAATTCTGTTACTGAACTTAGCTACTAAATCCTGAGAGGTTATGTCTAAGATTTCTAAGAGCGTTATCTCGTCCAGTTGTTCCAGTTTTTCTAGTATGTCGTAGTATGTAGCTGTCATCCTAAGCCCCGTACTTCTCTCGCAAGTAGTTTATACTAACTGGTAACTCGTCACATCCACCGTTACCAACCTCGTTCAACATCCAGATACCTGCCCAGCTTCCGTTAGTCTGAGGTGTCAAGTAATCTTCATCGTGTTGGTAGTAGATTCCAGAGAACAAGCCTAGCATGTTAGTGCCGTCAGCCTTTCTAGCATAGGCTATATCTCTATCTTGTACGTGTCCCATAATACAGCTCATGTACTTTTTTTGCAACATTAGCCTTGCTGAACTAACAGGTCTTCCCATGACACCACTGGTGAAGTAGTGGCAATAGGCAATCTCATCAATGACAATAGGTTGAAGAAAAGGTATAACTTCCCAGCCCATCTCTTCTAACTCCAAGTCGTCAAACTTGATAAGACCTTCAAGCTTTGGATCTGAATCAATAGCTCTTGTGATTCTGTTCTCGTGATTACCGAGAGTGAACACCATGCGTGGCTTCCACTGCTTCCACTTATTGTTTTTCAGTCGATCCTGTTCGTTACGGATAGGCTCTAGGAATGCCTCCATGCCTGCTATGCCTGCTTCAATATCTCTGACATACCGTCTACCTTCAAAGCTGCGTGTGCCTACGTCATAGCTGCTTAGACTAGGCATATCCCAGTGGTCGCCAATGTGTACAATAACGTCTGGCTTCTTGTCCGCTGCGTATTGACCAGCCCAGCGTAGATGCTCTACAGACTGGTCTGGTTTTACTTGTGTGTCTGGTATTACTAAATGCTTAGTCATTATTCATCTCCGTGATTGGCAAAGCCGCCGTGAAGTTCTTCTCTGGCTTTGCGGACTACTGCGTCAGCTTCTTCTGGTGTTTTGTAATAACCTAGGTTGATACGTTTATTTTCTAAGCGAATCTTTGCACACCATTTGTTTGTTCTTGCGTAATAACTCACTCCTTTATAACCACTGGTGTTGTTTGAGTTAATTTTTCTATTATGCTGATTCTGGCTAGCTGTAACAGCCCGCAAGTTTTCTATTCTGTTATCACCTCTGTCGCCATTTATGTGATCTAGGGTCTTAGGTAAATAACCTTTATGATATAAGAAGATAAGCCGGTGTGCGTAGTACCTTTTAGAATTAATACCAATCTGTACATAACCTAGTCTTTGATGCAAAGAACCTGCAATATCTCCAATTTTTTGACTATGAGAGTTAGACACTTTCCAAATTAAATTACCAGTTTCTTTGTCATAGTCGAACAAATGTTTCAATAAATCTACAGTTAAATCTCTCATTTTTTTCTCCGCTTACGTTCTGCCGCTGTCTTCTCAGCATGGCATTTGTAACACAGCACTTGATAGCCTGACGCTTCTAGGAACATTCTGTCAATGTAGGTGTTCCAATCTACGAAGCCGACTTCTGGTTTAACTACCGGATCAATATGATCTACTGCTGCATTGTTTCTTTTACGCTTACGTCCTTCTAACGCTGGTAGTGTGGATGCGCCTACCTTCTTACATATAGCGCACTTGTACTTACCACGCTCTACCCATGCCTTCTTCTTAACATCGTGCTTGACACCCCACTTACCGTGTGCTCCACGCAATGCTGAGATTATGAAGGATCGAAAACGTGCTTCTGTCCATCGTCCATTATTTCTCACTGTTAAAACTCCATACCTCACCTTCGTACCGACGCAGCCAAAGCATCCTACCATTCTCAATGACTCTGGCTTCGTCTCCCTCGTACATCTCTACGCACTTATCGTAGAACTCCTGCTCAGTATTACAATCCTTCAGTATCTTCTCTGACTTCTTCTCACCAATGCCGTAAATGCCTATGATATTATCAATGCGGTCACCCATCAGTATCTGACGGTAGAAAAAGCGTAAGCCGTCCTCTGGCTTAACGTAATACTTACTCTTCTTTACAAAGTTGTAGTGCCACCCGGGTATCTGATCGAAGTCCTTATCGAGAGACACCATGATAGCTTTATCACCGTGTGTGGTAGCTGCTATTGCTATGGCATCATCTGCCTCTTCTCCTTCAGTAACAACAGCAGCCCACTTGTCTATAAGACTCTGGCGCAATGCTTGTATATGCACTGGCTTTTCCTTGTCTTTACGGTTTCCTTTGTAATCAGCAGTTACGGCATATTCCGTTCGGAAGTTTCCCTTGCCGGTGAGATACAGAACATACTCGGCATCTTCTTCATCCGCTCCTAGATGAAAAGCGAGTAGATCTACAATGAAGTTATCAAGCGTTCTGATAGCTGTCTTTTCAGACTCTTCATTACAAGACCAGCCTACTCTGTAGACGAGTATGTCTGCATCAATTAAAATCACAAAGCATCATCCAAAGAAACTTCTGGAGTGTACTGAATCAAATCAGTCACAACTAGCTTCATCAGAGACGGGCTACGACCTTTAGCGCCTGACGGACTAGTCCAGTCGTAATGTCCAATAACTGCTTTAGCCTTGGAGCCATTAGCAATCAATACACCAGTCAGCTCTTCGCCATCTGTGTTGTAAGCACGAATAGGCTTGCTCGACTTACAGGTGATGAAGTCACCTTGGTCTGCTTTGTTGCGTACATTAATACCACGCTCTTCGAGAGCATCCTGAGCGCTTTGTGACAAGTTAGACAGATTAATCTGGTACTTACCGGATAGCTTGTTTGGCTCTTGAAGGTTAGCCCACATTACTTCTGCTTGGATTGTTACTGGTTTTACTTGTTCCATATTATCACCTTTGATTGGATTGTTAGTGTTACTTGCTGTTTTAGATCACAACTGATCTATGTATATTATACCACATAAACTTTACAAAAGTCAATGTGTTTCTGCCCAATTGTTACCAACTTTATATTCAGCATCGAGAGGACAGCGCAGACTCAATACAGAACCTGTAGCTCGTAGGCTACGTACTGCTGACTTACCTACTGCGTCTGCGAAATTCTCCGGCACTTCTATCTGAAATTCATCATGTACATTAGCGACTAGCTTGTAAGGTATGTCGTATTTTTGTAAAGAATTATCCAGTAATACCAGAGCTTGCTTCATTACAATGGCGCCCGCACCTTGCAGCAAAGTATTTAAAGCTGCGTGTTGCGACCGTACACGTAATTTCCTACCATCCAGAGCAGGCAATACGCCAGCCTCTGCGATTCTTGCTACCTTGTCTCGTAGTTTAGCAAGTGCTGGTGTGTTGCGTAGGAAAGCCTTCATCAACTGCTGACCTTCCTCATATCCACCACCTACTATCTGACCTATCTTGGCTGGGCCAGCACCATACAGGAAAGCATAGATGAATGTCTTTGCCTGATTGCGGTCAGTAAGTCCCGCTGCCTTCATATTAGCAGTGTGTATGTCACCACTAAGAATTTCTTTTGTGTAGTTCTCGTCTCGCATGTAGTGTGCCAGCATACGTAGCTCTAATCCGCTGGCGTCAATACCAACTAGCTTATGACCTTCAGGCACTGTCCAGAACGACCTACATTCCTTACCATACTCAGCAGATACTGATGGCACCTGAGCCATGTTGGGGCTGTGGTGTGTCATTCGTCCTGTCACAGCACCGTTGGTGATGACTCGACCATGAACTCTGCCCTCCTTCTCAAAGGATAACCAAGAATCAATCTGTGCTGAGCGCTTTTGAAGCATTAAATACTCGTAAATTAGCTTAGCTTCTGGAATGTCAATACCTTCTAAGACTTTCTCGTTAACAATGATAGCTCCCTTCTCAGTCTGTAGTTTAAACTTAACACCCACACCCTCTAGCCTCTCCGCTATCTGCTTCCTTGACCCTACGTTGAACTCTGTCACCTTGTCTTTCAGTCTCTTCCCCGTCTTCTCCGACCACCTCTCCTCCACTATTGGTGGAAACACCTTCTGAAGATCCGCTGTTATCACTCTCATCCGGTGTGTTATTGTCTGATACAGGGATGTCGCTCCACATACGTCTAGCTCGAAACCATTTTTCTCC